CAAAAGAATACCACGATGCGTTTCCATGTGCTTATCGCCAGTGGCGAGCCGATAGCCACTGCAATCTAATTCACGGTTACTCATTTAGTATGAAGTTCTATTTTGGAACTAACGATCTAGATGCACGTAACTGGGCCGCTGACTATGGTGGTTTAAAAGAATTAAAGAAGTTATTAGAGGATATGTTCGACCACACATTGATTGTGGCACAAGATGATCCCGAAATGGAAACATTTAAATTGCTACAAGAAAAGAACATGGCTAAGATTGTAGTATTACCTAAGCTAGGCTGTGAAGGCCTCAGCGATATGCTTTACAAGTATGTCAATGGTGTTTACATTCCTGACTTGTGGGGACCAGGAGAAGCTGAACGTCTATGGTGCTATCGTGTAGAAGTTCGTGAGACCCAAAGCAACATGGCTTTCCGTGAAGGACACAGAGAGTGGAACGAGAACCTGTTCGACTGAGCATTCAAGATTTGCTAGACGAAGAAGCCTGGCTCAGCAATAATGGGCAAGGCGACAGTGAAGAACGCATGAAGATTCATACCATGATCAGACTTAGACGAGATGAAAATGCTCGTCCTGTTTGCTTTGGTTATGATGACTGTTCTACTAGGATTTTATCTATGTGCCCATGGCGCATGGACTGCGGAACCTAATTTGTTTAAAAAGGAGAAACTATGTTAAACAAAATCTTAGCCGGCGTAGACCGAGCACTCGCGTATAAGTTGATGTTAGCACACATCATTATTATCGCAATTTCCAATTATGTTGTTCAATTTAAGATTGACATTTTTGGTAACCCTTTAGCAGTAGCGGCATTTACTTTCCCGTTGGTTGTTGTACTAACCGACTTGACTGTTCGGTTGCTTGGCAAGCAAACTGGTCGAGCAGTTATTGCATTGGCTTTTATTCCTGCTATCCTTGTTAGTATGGCAGTGGTCAAGCTAGGTGGTGCCCCAGACAGCGTGGCATTCCGTATTGGTCTTGGATCAGGTATGGCCTACTTTGTGTCTAACTTGTTAGATGTGTATGTATTCCAATACTTCCGTGAGAAGTATACTAGTTGGTGGATTGCCCCTACTCTAAGTAGCATTGTGAGCACATTTATTGACACCTACACATTCTTCTTTACAGCCTTCTATAAGGGTGCAAACGAGTTTATGGCTGCTAACTGGTTCACTGTTGCTACTAATAACAGCATTAGCAAAATTATCGTAAGTTTGGTTGTTATTCTTCCAGCTTACGGAGTATTGCTAGGTTATTTGCAGAAGAAGATTGCTATTTCGGATGACAGCAATATTGTCAAAAGCAGTAACTAAAGCCTGGAGATTATGGGCAAAAGCCCTAGGCGAAAAAGCAGGCAATACGGACAAAGAAGCTGACCGTATTGCTTGCATTCGTACTCTAATAGTGTTATCATACATTCTAACAAACTGCTTTATCATAGCAGGCGTAATTCGACACTGGTGAAAATATGAACGATAAAGAAAGAGAAATTCTGCTAATTACCCAAGAGGAATGTGCAGAAGTAACACAGGCTATTTCCAAATGCTTTAGATTTAGCATGGATCAATGCAAGCCCAACAAACCCAAGACCAACAGAGAGCACTTGTCAGATGAGCTCGGCGATTTGCTGGCAATGATCACACTATGTCATGACTTTGGTATTGTGGACTTTGAAGCAGTAATGATTGCCAAAGACGCAAAACTAGAAAAGCTAAGACAGTGGTCAAACATTTTTACAGAAGAACTTACACATGAGCAAAATTAAAATCGCAGAACTGTTTTATAGTGTGCAAGGAGAAGGACGTTACATGGGTGTGCCGTCTGTGTTCTTGCGTGTGTTTGGGTGTAACTTTAAATGTGCAGGCTTTGGCATGCCACGAGGAGAACTAAGCAATGAAGCAGACAATATTGACGCTACTAAGTACACCGAGTACAAATCGCTTCCTTTGGTTAGTACAGGTTGTGATAGTTACGCTAGCTGGGATCCTCGCTTTAAGCATCTTAGTCCCGTTCTTTCTAGTGATTCGATTGCCGATGCTATTATGGCTACGCTACCTCACAAGACATGGAAAGACGAACACCTGGTAATCACAGGCGGTGAACCCTTATTAGGTTGGCAACGTTCTTATCCAGACTTGTTGGATAATCTCAAGATGTTTGGCCTTAAAGAAATTACATTTGAGACCAATGGTACCCAAGCACTGTCTGCAGAATTTAAAAAATATCTGCAAGAGTGGAGTCGTTGGTATCATCGTGAAATTACGTTTAGTGTCAGTGCCAAGCTACCTTGTTCAGGCGAGAAGTGGGAAGATGCTATTTGTCCCGAAGTTGTAGTTGACTATCAAAGCGTGGGCACAACGTATCTCAAGTTTGTTGTGGCCAATGAACAAGATGTTGCAGATGCAGAATGTGCTGTGGGTGCGTACCGAGCCGCAGGATTTACAGGACATGTATATCTAATGCCTGTAGGTGGTGTTGAAAGTGTCTATGTTCTTAACAATAAGAATGTTGCATTAGAAGCCATGAAGCGTGGCTGGCGTTACAGTGATCGACTACAGGTACCGCTGTTTAAGAACGAGTGGGGCACTTGATGCTGTATGACACCGGCAGCGATTGGTTTTACCGTCTTTGTGTGGGTTGGCAATTAAAATTTGCCTGGTTCCCACGCAGGTGCTATATAACCAAGCGTATTATTTGGTTAGAGCGTGCCTATAGAGGCACAGGTATTCTTACCGGTCCCGGTGAACCCATTATTGAACACCGCTGGCACGATAAAATGGAACACCTTATTTGGAAGATTAAAGGAAACTGATATGGGCTTATTTGATAGATTTAAACCAAAGGTTTCGGCACCCGAGCCTGTGCCCGAGCCTGTAAAAGAACCAAAACCCAAAAAGCCACGAGTTAAAAAAGAAGCACCCCCGGAACCAAAACTAAAGGTTAAAGGCAAGAGTCCCAAAGACATTGCCACTGCCAAAGGTGAGCCTTATGTTAGTATTGTCAGTGTTGAGCTAGATCCCGACAATATTGGTAATGGTGCATTTGAACTTGATTGGAATGACACTTTTGTGTCCAAATTGGTACGTGCCGGCTATCAAGGTAAAACGGATGCAGACATTGTGGATAACTGGTTCAAAACCATTTGCCGAAATGTCATTATGGAAGAATTCGAGCAATGGGAAGCCAATCAACCCGAAGAAATGCGTCCGCGGGTAGTTGAGCGTAAAGATTTAGGAAATGGTAAAACTGAAGTCAGTTGAAGTTGACCAGCATTGAATAATATGCTATTATTATTCCATGAAGTACTTAATCGTAGACACTGCTAACACATTCTTTCGCGCCCGGCATGCGGCTCATCGTCAATCAGACACATGGGACCGGCTGGGCTTTGCTATTCACGTAACACTTGCCAGCATTGCCAAATGTTTTAGAGAACAACGGGCAGACCATGTGGTCATCTGTTTAGAGGGCCGAAGCTGGCGTAAGGACTATTATGAGCCGTACAAGAAAAACCGTGCAGTTGCAAGAGCAGCACTCACAGAAGCCGAACAAGAAGAAGATCGACTATTTTGGGAAAGTTTTGATGAACTCAAAACGTTCTTTTACGAAAAGTCCAATTGTACTGTTCTCCGGCACGACGAGCTGGAAGCGGATGACTTGGTGGCAGGATGGATTCAAGCACACCCTGCAGATGAACACATCATTGTAAGTAGCGACAGCGACTTTCACCAACTGTTGGCCACCAACGTAAAACAATATAACGGAATTGCCGATGAGCTCCACACAATTGAAGGCATCTTCGATAAAAAAGGTGCCCCAGTCAAAGATAAGAAAACTAAAGAACCCAAAAAAATACCGGACCCTAAGTGGATCTTATTCGAAAAGTGCATGCGCGGCGACGCTAGCGACAACATTTTTTCGGCGTACCCGGGCGTTAGGAAAAAAGGCACGAAAAATAAAGTCGGTCTTGAAGAAGCCTTTGCAGATCGTAATAGTAAAGGATTCAACTGGAACAACTTGATGTTGCAACGTTGGACCGACCATAATGGTGAAGAACACAAAGTTCTAGACGATTATGAACGCAACCGCATGTTGGTGGATTTAACTGCACAGCCCGACGCAATTAAAATTAAAATTGCAGAAACTATTGCCGCTAACAGCGTGACCAAGAACATTCCTCAAATTGGAACTAAGTTCATGAAGTTTTGCGGCAAGTACGATCTCAAGCGTATCAGTGATAACGTACAAGGTTACATTGATTTCTTAACTGCGGAATACCCTGAAACAAAATGATTACTCTTAAAGAATTCTTTGAAGCCATCGATTATCGTATCACCGAAGGTAGCGATTACCAATGGCAGTGCTACGGGCCCAATGCTTATTCTCTAGACAGCTGGAACGGTGAGCACAATGGTCACAGTTTCAGTGTCATCTTTGATACTGTAACGCAAGAAGTCTATCAAGCACAGGCGCACGACTACAGTCGCAATCGTGCATTCCGTATCTTTAACCCTGCATTTAAAGCACAGTACCGAGAAGAATGCCAACAACG